GACTTGGTTTTACTTATAATACTGGCATAGGAACTGCAAACGCAGCTAAAGGTTTCTTTGGATTAGATGATAGTTCTATTTCAAATGCCCCTCCTGGAGGAGAAAATCATGGTTCTCACGCAGATGGTAGTCGTAGATGGACATATGTTCCTGATGCAACTATATCAAACAGTGTTGTTAGTGGCACAAAAGGTTTCCTTGATATTAAAGGTATCTACTATCAGTCTGGTGACTTTAACTCAGGTGGTGTAGTTTGGTTTGACAGTGATGGACTACAACAATCTACCAATAATCCACAAACACCTGTTACTACATCAAAACAGATATTAACAGCGATAACAAAAAATACACTTACACTAGGATCTGCCATCACTGCATCTGCTGGTGATATAATTAAACAGGATACTACAGGTGCTTTTGGTGTTGTTGAGACTGGTGTTTCTGGTTCTACTTCAGTAAGTTTAATTGGCGTAGAAGGAACATTTAACACTTCTAACAATTTACGATTAGAGGGAGATAATGGTTCAATACAGAACTTAGCATCTGTACCTAATATTGTTTCAGTGGTATATACAAACAAACCACACTGGACTTCAACCCTAGACGGAGGAACTTTTTAAATGCAACAAAATAGTGAAGTGGACGTTAACGTACTCGTCAACTTATATAATTCTAAGTTATCAACAGCATTAAATCAAAACATTTTACTAGAAGCAAAATTACAAACTCTAAAAAATGATTTTGAAAATGAGAGAAACGAACTTCTAGAGCAAATAGCAAATCTTAAAGGTGAATAATGGCAAAACCATCAACTAGACAAGGATTAATCGATTATTGTTTTCGTAAACTGGGTGCACCTGTATTGGAAATAAATGTTGATGATGACCAAGTTGATGATTTGGTCGATGATACCATTCAATATTTTAATCAGAGACATTTTGATGGTATTGAAAGAATGTTTCTTAAGTATAAAATTACTCAGGAAGATATTGATAGAGGTTCAGCAAAAGGAACTGATGGTGTTGGTATTGTAACAACTACTGGAACACAAACTGTAAGTGGATATGGCACAGTAACAAGTAATTTTTATGAAACATCTAATTTCATAGCGGTTCCTGATCATGTTATTGGTGTAAATCGAATATTTAAATTTGATACAAGTTCAATTTCTGGTGGAATGTTTAGTATCAAATATCAATTGTTTTTAAATGATTTGTATTATTTTAATTCAATTAATTTATTACAATATGCGATGACAAAAAGATATCTTGAAGATATTGATCATTTGCTAACGACAGAAAAACAAATAAGATTTAATCAGAGACAAGATAGATTATATTTAGATATCGATTGGAAAGCACAGCAAGAGGGCGATTTTATTGTCATCGATTGTTTTCGTGCTTTGGATCCTGATGAATTTACGCAAGTTTATAATGATCCATTCGTTAAATTATATTTAACAGCATTAATCAAAAGGCAGTGGGGACAAAATTTGATTAAATTTAGGGGAACTAAATTACCAGGTGGTATTGAATTAAATGGAAGAGAAATATACGATGATGCAATTCGAGATTTAGATTCAATCAAACAAAGAATGGCGACAGAGTATGAAACTCCTCCTCTTGATATGATAGGATGATATTATGGCAAAAAATTCTTACTTTTTACATGGTTCACAATCGGAGCAGAGATTAGTTCAAGATCTGATTAATGAACAATTAAAGATATATGGATTAGATGTCACATATATTCCTCGTAAATTTATAAACACAAAATCAATTATAGAGGAAGTTCAATCATCAAAATTTGATGATAATTTTGTTATTGAAGCATATGTAAACTCATATGATGGATACTCAGGTGCTGGAGATGTTCTGACTAAATTTGGTATGAGTTTAAGAGATGAAGTTGAATTAACAATATCAAAAGAGAGATTTGAAGATTTTATTTCCCCTTTTATGAGTGCATCTGATGATATTGATCTCGCATCAAGACCAAGAGAGGGAGATTTAATATTCTTTCCATTAGGACAAAGATTATTTGAGGTAAAATTTGTAGAGCATGAAGAACCATTCTATCAACTAGGTAAAAATTATGTCTATAAACTTAAATGTGAGTTATTCGAGTATGAAGATGAAGTTATTGATACTTCGATTGACGCTATCGATACTCAGGTTCAAGAAGAAGGATATATCGCTACACTTAAATTAGTAGGAGTTGGTCGAACAGCAACAGCAACAGCGATACGTAGTAGTGGGTATGTTCGTGAGATATTTTTAAATAATGATGGTTCTGGTTTTACAGGAACACCTTTAGTTTCAATTACTCCCTCACCAGATGGTAATCCTCTAGCAAATGCCAAAGCAGTCGCTTTTACAACTGAGAGGGCAGGAGTAAGATCAATCGAAAAAATATTAATGACAAATGCTGGATTTGGATATACGACAACACCAATTATTACATTCACTGGTGGAGGTGGTGCTGGTGCAGCTGCAACTTGTTCGGTTGAAACATCAACATCAGATGGTGTTGTAAGATTTGTAATGGATGATAGAGGTGTTGGATTTGGAACTGCACCAATCGTAACTGTATCAACCCCTGCTGGTGGAACAGCAGCAGATAAGGCAGTGGGTATTGCATCTTTGGGTGTTGATCCTTCAACTGGATTTAATCGTGTTAACTCTATCTTTGTCCAGAATGCTGGAAAAGGATTTACATTACAACCAACAGTTACAATCGCTGATCCAGAAACAATAAGTGGTATAGGCACATTTGAATTTAATGAAATTGTTCAGGGTATGCGTTCAGGAACTCAAGCAAGAGTCAAAAGTTGGGATTCTGATACTGGTATATTATCAATATCTAATGTCTCAATTGGAGGCACGATTACAGGATTCTTTGTTGGTGAAGATGTAAAAGGACTTTCATCTGGTGCTTTGTTTAGTATTTCAGTGTTTGATGAGGATAATACCACCGATAAATATAATGAAGGTGACATATTTGAGTCAGAAGCAGATTCTATTTTAGACTTTACAGAATCTAATCCATTTGGTACATACTAATGTTAGGAAATTATTTTTATCACGAAATTATAAGAAAAACGGTTATTGCATTTGGCACACTGTTTAATGATATTCATGTAAGGCATCAAGACCAAGCAGGTAATGATATATCGGATATTAAAGTTCCCGTTGCCTATGGTCCAAAACAAAAGTTTTTAGCAAGAATAACACAACAAGCAGAATTAAATAAAGCAACACAAATTACTCTACCTAGAATGTCATTTGAGATAACAAATATATCTTATGATTCTTCAAGAAAAGCAGGTATTACACAAACATTTAAAGCACCAAATAAAGAAAATGATAATAAATTAACAAAAGTTTTTATGCCTGTGCCTTATAATTTAGGATTTGAATTAAATATACTTGTCAAATTACAAGACGATGGATTGCAGATATTAGAGCAGATACTTCCTTTCTTTCAACCAGGATTTAATTTATCAATTGATTTAGTAAAATCAATCGGAGAGAAAAGAGATATACCGATGATATTAAATTCTATTCAGCAACAAGATGATTATGAAGGAGATTTTTCAACTCGAAGAGCACTAATATACACTTTATCATTTACTGCAAAGACTTTTATGTTTGGTCATATTGCAAAAACACCAGAAGGACTTATACGCAAAGTTCAGGTCGATTACTATTCAGATTCAAATCCAAGAACAGCGAAAAGAGAACAGAGATATACAGTTGTTCCTAAACCTAAAAAGGATTATAATGAAGATAATGTTATAGATACTGATGACACACCATTTATTGAACCAGGTGATGATTTTGGTTTTACTGAAACAAGCACTTTCTTTGGTGATGGTAAAGAATATAATCCTGCTCGAAATCAGGATCTATAATTATGAAAAACTCATACGATTCACTTAATGATACGTTTAATACAGATTCCGTAGAAGTAGATGCAATTACAAAAGAAGATAATCGGAAAAATAACTTACAGAAACTTACTGATGATGTTAGTAAGGATTATGATTACACTCGTGGTAATCTCTACTCTTTAATTGAAAAGGGGCAAGAGGCAATTAACGGTATTATGGAAGTTGCTGGTGAAACAGCAAGTCCAAGAGCGTATGAAGTCGCAGGACAACTAATCAAGTCTGTTGCAGATACAACTGACAAGTTAGCAGACTTACATAAAAAATTGAAAGAGATAGATGAAGATAATCCCAAACAACAAAATACAGTCACTAATAATGCTTTATTTGTAGGTTCTACAAGTGAGTTGTCAAAAATGATAAAAGATGGTTTACTAAATAATAATAACTCTGAATAGTTTGTAATGGGCAAGAAGTCCCCTAAAAAAGGATACTACTACTGTAATACAGACAAAATGTACAAACCAATACCCAAAGGGTATAAGGTTCGTGATGATGGCATTCTTGTAAAAGAAGGTTGGTCATCAAAATATAAAAAGTCAATTGATTGTAATAATCCAAAGGGATTTAGTCAAAAAGCACACTGTCAGGGAAAGAAGAAAAGAATGACAGAGGAATCAAATCCTCGCATTCCTCGTAAAAAAGGTCAACCAGCTAAGTCTAAAAAACATAGCGATTTATATACTGATGAAGATCCTAAAGGAACTATTCACGGACTTGGTTTTAAGGATGTCGCAACAGCGAAAGCAAGTGTGGCAAAAATTCGTAAATCAAGTAGAAAACATGCTCATAAAATCCAAGCAGCGATTGCTATGGAACAAAGAGCGAG